AAGTCCGTGTAGCGGCTCAAGGGTTTGTGGGTTGTCCCTTAAACAACCGTCATCAGGGTGTAGCTCAGAGGTAGAGTGAGCGCTTTGGAAGCGCGGGGCCGGTGGTTCGATCCCACCCATCCTGACCGGTGTTCATTTTTTCTGTATGTTCAGGAAATTTGAACAGACACGTTTATTGAACATGCTATAGAAAGTTGTGAGCACATGGCACTTCCAGCCTCGGTACCCACAGGGACCGTTACCGGCACGTGGTACACGCCCAAGGGTGACTTGGCTGTTGGCACCATCGTGTTCCTTCTCCTCGAATCGGTTGAGATCCCAGACGACCCTGACGGTGTCGTAATCCCCGTCAAGACGGTCGTAGACGTCCCAGCCGGTCAGTTGAACCAAACCCTCCCCGAAGGCCTGTATCAGGTGTCTGTGCGGCTCTCAGAGCTGTACCGGGTCACCAAGGTCATCGAAGTTATTGATGGTGTAGCGCTAAACCTGCCAGACGCGGTGGGGATGCTACTCCCCGATCCGGATCTCTATGACCCCGTGAGGAGCGTCAATGGACACTTCCCAGACCAGTACGGAAATATCTTCATCCCCGGAGGCGGTGGAGGAGGAGTCACTGATCACGGCTCTCTTACAGGGCTATCTGATGACGACCATACGCAATACCACAATAACGCCCGTGGTGATGCGAGGTACGCAGGAATTGTCCACACTCACGCCATTTCGGATGTCACAGGACTCAGCACGGCGCTTGACGGAAAGCAACCGTCAGGCTCTTACGCTACTACTTCTCAGCTAACCTCGGGTCTGGCCACTAAGGCAGACACTTCAGCGGTGACAGCGGCTATCGCAGCCTCACGCCCCAAGGTTAGGTATGAGCGAATCACATCCGGCAACGTAACTCCGCTTCCAAACACGAGCGGATCTTTTGCCCTTCCGGGGCAACCTAACGGACTGCCACTCGACTTCGTCCTCTCCATTCCCGCTGCTGTAGGGGATTGGGTGGAGATTTCTATCCACGGCATGAAGGGTGACAATACACAGTCGTTCTTCGACGCAGCGGTAAGGGTTGGGTCTACGGCCGTACGTTGGATGTCGACGGGTACTTCTACTCCAGCAGTGGAAGGCGACCCCGGTTGGTATCCGCCTCCGTTCAACACGATTACCTCTTCGCGAGGTTTTGTCGTTGAAGCAGGGGACCTGGACGGTTCGGATGTGGTGTTCGTGCTTGGAAACAAGTCGGCAAACGCAGGGACGCTGTATGCGTCCGCAACCTTCCCATTCTACTGGCAGGTCAAGAACCTAGGCCAGATCAACTAAGGAGCACAATGGGTTCGCCACCTCTTGCTCCCACACCGGCCCACGTTGTAGGCCCCACCTGGCAGACTCTTGAGTCGGGTGGGTTCTACCTACCTGAATTCACGCTAGGCGACGAAATTGTCAACTGGATGTGGAAGTACGTCATTCAGCCTTCCGGGCCTAACGCGGGAGAGAACTTTGTAGTTACGTTCGAACAGTATCGCTTTCTATGCTGGTGGTACGCAGTTGATGAGAATACGGGACGCTTTCTCTATAGAAATGGCTTGCTACGCAGGCTTAAGGGATGGGGTAAGGACCCCCTTGCCGCTGCTATGGCACTTGCAGAGCTTTGCGGACCTGTCCAGTTTAGCCACTGGGACCCCAAGACGGGTAAGCCCGTAGGCAAGGCCAAGGCCTCAGCCTGGATTCAGATCGCAGCCGTATCGCAGGACCAGACGCGTAACACGTTTACCCTGTTTCCGGCTATGGCGTCCAAGCAGTTGAAGGAAGATTTCGGCCTGGACGTTCACAAGACCATTATCTACTCGCGTGCGGGTGGAATGATCGAGTCGGTTACCTCTTCGCCTCTGGCGCTTGAGGGCAAGCGTCCTACCTTCGTGATCAAGAACGAGACCCAGTGGTGGATCGAATCCAACCAGGGCCTTGAGATGGCCAACATCATCCGAGGTAACGTGACCAAGGGTGCTTACGCCTCGTGTCGTTCGCTATCAATCTGCAACGCTCATCGTCCTGGTGAGGAATCCGACGCAGAACGAGACTGGGACGCCTGGCAGCAGGTTCACTCCGGTGAGGCTGTTGACACCAAGTTCCTGTATGACGCACTCGAAGCACCTGCCGACACGCCTGTAGGCGAGATCGCGGAACTCATCGAAGATCCCGAGGCCTACGAGGCAGCCGTTCAGAAGCTCCGTGAGGGTCTGGAAATCTGCAAGGGTGACGCTGACTGGCTGGATACCGAGATCATCGTAGAATCCATCCTGGACGTCCGAGAAGACGTCACAGAGTCCCGACGCAAGTTCCTGAACCAGATCAACGCAGCCGAAGACGCTTGGGTATCTCCCCGTGAGTGGGACAAGTGCATGTCGGTAGACGTTAGGCGTCTGGAAAAGGGCGACAGGATCACGATGGGCTTCGACGGCAGTAAGTCTTCCGACTGGACGGCCCTTGTGGCTTGCCGAGTCGAAGACGCGGCTATCTTCCCGATCAAGATTTGGAATCCCGAGAAGTATGGCGGTGAAGTTCCTCGTGAGGACGTGAACAACACGGTCGATTGGGCATTCGCTCAGTACGATGTGGTGGCCTTCAGGTCTGACGTCAAGGAATTCGAATCGTATGTCGATGCATGGGGTGCCAAGTACGGTAAGAAGCTCAAGCACAAGGCCACGGCCAAGCACCCAATTGCGTATGACATGCGGTCCAACATCAAGGCGTTCACTCTCGACTGCGAGCGCTTCCAGGATGCTGTGATCGAACGAGAACTAGTGCACAACGGAGACGTTGCGCTACGACGACACGTATTGAACGCCATCCGGCGTCCAAACAACTTTGGAATCTCCATCAGCAAGGCGACAAAAGACAGCTCCCGCAAGATCGATGCTGCGGTCTGTGCGGTTCTCGCTTTTGGAGCACGACAGGAGTTCCTGATGGGTAAGAACAACAAGAAGAAGGGGGTGGCAATCCTAAGGTGAGCGAATACGATAAGACAGTAGACGACCTGATTAACGCACTCAACGGCCGCAAGGGCAAGTTGAAGGAGAATCAGGCTTACTACGAGTCGGAATATCGACTCAAGGCCCTGGGGTTGAGTACGCCCCCTGAGCTGCGCCACATGACGGCGGCTATTGGCTGGCCTCGAATGTACCTGGACAGTCTTGAAGAGCGACTGGACCTGGAAGACTTCCGTAACGCAGATCAGGCAGAGGTAGACGAACGTCTCCGCTCTTGGTGGCAGGCGAACTTCCTGGATGCCGAGTCGGGTCTAGGGCACCTTGAGGCAATGATCCACGGTGTTTCGTATATCACCGTGGCCGCACCTGGTGAGGACGACGACAACCCGGATATCCCTATCATTCGTGTTGAGTCCCCTTTCAACTTCATTGCGAAGCAGGACAAGCGAACCAAGAAGCTGACCGAAGCGCTTAGGCTCTACAAGCATCCCACCATTCCCAAGGAAGACATGGCGACGCTGCTCCTGCCAGACAGGACGGTATATCTCGCCCGTGGTGGTCCTTTCGCTCAGTGGAAGGTCGATGAAGTCATTAAGCACGATCTGGGACGGGTACTTGCTACCCAACTCCTGAATCGGGAACGTCTCACCGAGGCGTACGGCAAGTCTGAGATCACCCTGGAGCTTCGTTCGGCAACGGATGCTGCTTCCCGGATCATGATGAACCTTCAGACCGCCTCCGAGCTTATGGCCATCCCACAGCGTGTGCTCTTTGGTATCGATCGAGACGAACTACCTACCGACCCTGACAATCCCGGCGCTGCTATGGAAGCCTATATGGCTCGTATCCTCGCGTTCGAGAATGAGAACGGCAAGGGTATGCAATTTTCTGCTGCGGATCTGCGGAACTTTACCGAGTCCCTCCAGGAGCTTGCCAAGCAGGTAGCTTCGTACACGGGTTTGCCCCCACAGTATCTCTCCTTCTCCTCGGAGAACCCGGCGAGTGCTGAGGCCATCAAGTCGGCCGAATCGCGACTGGTAAAGAAGACCGAACGCAAGGCCCGTATGTTCGGGCAGGCTTGGGAAGATGCCATGCGTCTCGGAATGCTGGTCATGGATGGTGAGATCCCCAAGGATGCTTACCAACTCGAATCGGTATGGCGTGATCCTTCCACCCCAACGTTCGCGGCTAAGTCTGATGGCGTTGTCAAGCTTCAGCAGGCTGGAATCATTCCGGTTGAGCAGGCACGTATCGAGATGGGTTACTCCGATGTCCAGCGCAAGCAGATGCGTGTGTGGGACCAGGACGACCCCGTAGCCCAGATGAACGCACTTCTGCTTGATGGCACTGCGAAGGCCAACGAACAGATCGGAAAGGTAGACCCCAATGCTGCTAACGGAACTTCACAGAAGGCAGCGTAGCATTTCGGCCCGTGTAATGCGGGTCGTGTTGGCGGTACTACTTCCCTTTTTGTTGATCCCCCTCACGTCGCAGGTGTGGGGGGACATCGTTCGGAGCATTTTCCCGCTTGTCAATGAGGCTCGTCGGGAAAGTGCTCAGCTCGCAAGGGAGTACTACGATACCCAACGGGAACGTCACACAGACGAAGATGAGCGTTTCGACGTTGATCTAGCAGGATATGAGTACGACTGGTTCTACGAAGCTATGCTTCCAGCCAAGAAGTCGTTCCAGCTCAACGAAACTACTCTGGGTCAAGCGATCCAGGCTGGGTTCAGGGCAGTCAAGGAAGTAGAAAACGGTGGTCGCAGGACCATCCGTAACGCTGTCGATCGTGACAGTTCCGCAGTGGGTTGGGCGCGGGTAGCTACCGGGCGCGAAACCTGTGGTTTCTGCTTGATGCTGGTCTCACGAGGTCCGGTCTACCAGTCCGCAGAGTCGGCCGGTTTGAACACGGACGATACGACAGCCCTTGAGATCCTGGACGAAGGCGATACTGAAGCTTTCAACGAGCTGATGACAAGGTTCCACCCCAACTGTGACTGCAAGGTAGTCCCAGTCTTTGACCGAAATGATTGGCAGGGTCGAGACGATTACCTGGAAGCGCAGAAGACGTGGAA